TACTTATCGATTTCTGAGATACCCACAATTTCGTGAGGGATATTCAGACGGTTCAGAGCTTTCCGAAATGCGCCGATACCGCTGAACAATTCATTTACTTTGAGCATGACAGCTCCTCCGATTAAATAATGTCGTAACCCAGTTTTTTGTAGGTGGCACACCGTTTCTTGAAAACCTTGACGAGATAACCGATGTTATCTACAAAGTCAAAGCAGACGGGATCCTGCTTGCCAGGGTGAGTCCGGGCAATACGACCTACGCTCTGGGTAATTACAGCGTAGTCTTTCTTCGGAGTAGTCAAATACAACCGTTCCAGACAGGGGATGTCCAGACCTTCCTTGGCAAGAGTGTAGCTGGCGAAAAGGAATTTCTTTCTACCACACCGCATATCTTCGATGGCTTGCTCACGAGCCAGCTTGCCCTTTTTGGTGGTCATGCTGCCGTCTACCATCACAGCCATACCCTGCATATCCGCCGGGAGCATCGCCATGAGAGTGCGAAGATGCTCAAGCCGATCAGAAAGAATGAGGGAAGGGTGATTGCGGTTTTCTACGATGAATTGCGTAATCGTCTGATTGCGTTCTTCACTTTCGCAGAGATAGGAAATGAGCTTGGTGTAGTTCAACGTACCGTCCGTATTCAGACATTTTCTGTGAATCGGAATACCCGTTCCGACCGGGGATATCGCTACCTTCATAATGCGATCACCAACCGCTGTATCGGGAACCGTGTGAATGATTTCCCCCAGCAGAGCATAGGTTGCAGCTATCGTGCCGTCGGAGCGGTGAACGGTAGCAGATAAACCGTACTTATGTCGGGCACACAGACTGCTTAACACTTTGGAAAACTGTGTCATGGCGGTGGGTGTGCCGGAGCAGCGATGGCATTCATCTACGATAATGACATCCCATAAGTGCTTGTACTGATTGAGATCCAGGCGACACATGGTCTGGATAGTAGCGAAAGTGATACCCTCTCCGATACTGACCTTCCCTTCGGTGATCGTACCGAGGAGAGAAGAATCCATATACAACTCAGCACGACTCTTACTCTGCGTGAGAAGGTCTTTCGTGTGAGTCAGCCAGAGTGTCCGCCGTCCCAGCTTGGCGACCGTCGCAATGCCCATCTGAGTCTTACCACTGCCAGCGGGACTTTGGAGAATGCCGTAATGGTTACGGGCAACTGCATCCACAGCTTTCTGCTGGTAATCGTACAGCGGGACAGAGCATTGGTAATCGATCTTGACCGAGGGCTGGAACTCCGTATACACTGAGCAATCATCGGGAATGAGAGGTTTTATCCGCCGGAGGACTCCGAAGGGGAGAATCAGCGAAGTACCACGGGTTTCGTAAAGATACAGATGGGAGGGTGTTTTACCCGTCCAGAGGTGCATCCGTATCTTCTGGGTGTATTCCGGGTTTACGATTTTGAGATTTTCTTTGCACCATGCAACCAGCTCAAGGGAAGGTTGCTCGACTGTAATGGTGCTGCCGAGGGTCATCTGCATGGCTTCACACCTCGTCGAGCTTTGCAATAGCTGAGAAAACCCCGCTTAATTCCTGTAAAGTGGAATATTTCTTGGCAAAAGCGGCTAGTTCTTGCTTGGCTTGTTCCAACATGAGGTTGGTTAGTTTGTCGTTTTCGAGTACCTTGTACATCGAAATAAAACTGGAAGTGTCCGTTTGCTTGATGTTCACATAAGCTCTGACAGGTTCTGTGGGCTTGTCGTCTGTATCGACCATTTTGACTGTAAGATTTCTAATGAGCGAGCTTGCCTGGGATTCTCTGTACTTCTCGGCTGCTACGTCATCATTCCACTCGAAACAGCCGTGAATAACTGATGTTTCAGAACGAGCTGAATCGAGGACGATCTTAGGTGTGATACAGCCTTTCTGTTTTTCCAACTGTTCGAGGTGTTCTCCTACAACCTGCGCCTTGATCGACATATTGTATTTCCATTGGTAGACCATTAAATTCTCCTTTCATAAAATAGTCTATCCACGCCAGAACTCACCTTGCCCCGACTCACCGTATCAGACCTTACCTGGCCTTACCTGCCGTACCAAAACCCACCCTACCCGAACTCACCACGACACACCGCGCCTTACCACACCTGCCGTACCATGCCTCGACGCACCTTACCAGACCGCACCAGACCTTGCCTTACCGCACCCCGCCTGCCAAACCCGCCATAACGAACCAGAACTTACCTGAACTTACCTCAGCTCACCATACCTGCCGAGCCTTACCAGATAATACCTTACCGAACCTTACCCCAACGCACCCCGCCTTACTACACCTGGCCCAACCTGCCGAGATTACTCAATGTGATACATACCGAAGCTGCCGCCTTTTTCGGGTCGCCATTCACCAACACCGCAGGAGAAACCGCCCACATTGAACAGATTGATGATCTGCTCCATGCTGATAGCGAAGGGGTTGTAACGGATAGTCAGGGTGGTAGCCCAATCCTTGAACTCACCACGGTATCTCAGGTCAGCAGTACCCATGCCGACGCGAACCATGTCCTCACGCATATTGGGTACACCCTCGATTTCAGCGAACTCACCGACGATGTGGAACGCACCGTTGGGAACGGTCTTGTTCTTAAAGATGCCGTTACGGAATCCGGCACTCACAGCGGAAGCCTTAAAACCAACGACGGGGAAACCGAACTTTGCATTTTGTACATCCTCCCAAGTCGGCTTTTCGGGCTTATCGGTCAGCCAATACAGGCTGTTGCAAAAATCCTGGAACGGATCTTTTGCATCCTTACCCTTGGTAGCTTTCTTCATCTGCTTATCCAGCATTTCCTTCTTCGCCTTATCGCTCCACGCATGGGAGATGAAGGGGCTGTCACCGACCAATCTGATCTGGAAGGTTTTGATTTCGATTGCGGGGATTTCCACGGTAGTTTCTTTGACATTTGCCATTACTATTCTCCTTTAATGATCGAGCATCCATTGATTCAGTGGGATGCCGTGACTGGTTATAAGTTTTTCGTTTATCGAAGATTGGTGAAGGGAAAGTGTAGTTATCGAACTTTGGTCGAGCATATAAACTCGTCCATCGTTCAACAACAGGGCAAACCACCCTTCACCGTTCTTGCAATCTTTCCAGAGTTCCATCGAGCACTGCTGATTTTCTTCCACTCTCGAAAGATTAAATCGGTTCTTCAAACAGACCTTGCAGTCTATTAAGTATGCCTTACCGTTTCTGACGGCAATGACATCGGCGGGTTGTCCCGCCTGATTCTGTGCGAGGTTATGTGCCCAAAAGCCATTCGTGAAGAGAATCTCACAGAGATCGGCTTCAAACTCATTGCCGATTTTCTTATTCGAGGCCACGAAGTATTTCCTCCACAAGTTCTTGGACAGCACGTTTACCGCCGACATCTTTGATTTCTTTCAGACCTTCGATAATGTCACGCTTCTGTTCTCGAAGATATTCCAGAGCTTCGTGTCCCATGTGCTTTTCAACCTGGAACTCGAAATCTGCCATACCGAACAGAGTGACATTTTCATTTTTAATTGTGATTACATGAGCCATTACTGATCTCCTTTAATTCGGTGCGGGATGAACATAGGGTTTTTTGTACCCGCCACGAGGAGGTCGGTAGACACCCACACGCTGCCGCTCTCTCTCCCTGAGCCGATCCCATTCTTTGCGGTAATTTTGATATTTATCGCAAGAACCGTGACAGCCAGGATATCGATTCGGACAGTCTTTACAGGGTGGATTCATGGGGTTTTCCTCCTTACTTGGCGCAAACCCTACCTACCCGGAAGAATACAAGAGCGACACAGCCGAACATTGCAGTCACTGCGGTGGTGGGATCCATTCTGGATGTCAACTGGCACCAGAAAAAGAAAACGCTTAACAGGGCAGGGGGGAAGATGCCGCGAGCAACTTCCTTCAGCTTAGGTAACCAATTGTAGTCAGACACGACAGTGCGAGTCGCTTCTACTTTCGGTTCATCCTTAAGACGTTCAGTACCTTCAGAGACGGGCTTCTTCGTGAGGGGAGTAGATTTGCGAGGGATAGCGGTTTTGCCCGCTGCGGGGGTGCTGGACAGATCGTGGAAACGATCTCCGAAGATTTGAGACAGTCCCTCGTCATCGGGATCCAGATGGTTAATATCGTTCATGTTTTCGCTCATAGTAGCGTTCCTTTCTCACAGGCTCCCTCCGGGTTTGATTTGGAGAGAAGCGATATCCTTGGTGGTGTACCCCAGGGCTTTTAACAGTACGATGGGGTTGGGTTTAAGGGTCTTGACCAGTGCCCTGAGAACACTCAGCGGCATGGCTTCGGGATCCTTCAGGTACTTACCAGCAGTAGACTGAGCAATTCCGATAGACTCGCCGAAGACCCTTTGACTTGTCAGACCGAAACGACCGCGCTGGGCATTGATTTCCGAGATGAAATCCTTTATCGCATCGTGGTCTGCGTTTTGCCGAAGACGGGGCATTGGGACTCCTTTCTTGTGTCCGGTTTGTTGGACAGAACGTTTGCTAGGATTAGAGCATCATCCATTCCCGTCAGTGGGCGGATGCGCGAATAGCCTCGAACAACTCTTCAAGGGTGCAATCAAGAATTTTTGCGACCTTCATCGCAAGTTCAATTCGCGGGAAGGTTTTACCGGCTTCCCACAGACTAATTGCACTCTGATCAACACCGAGCATTTTCGCAAGCTGGGTCTGGGTAAATCCCTTGGTTTTTCGCAAGGACTCAAAGTTTGCCACTGACTCTATCACCTCCTTAATTTTCTCAAAAATATGAGAAATGCTCATTGACAAAGCAGGGCAAACCGTGTATTATAGAAATAGCCAAAATCTTAATACTGTGAGGTTTTTACCGGGCTTTGCTGTTTGCATGATGATTGTATCTCATAAATATGAGTTTGTAAAGCATTATTTCTCATTTTTATGAGATTTGGTTATTATGCCTAATTTGCCATGCCCTCAATACCTTACATTTCACAAAAATGAGGTGTAATCATGGGCAATACATTCTTTGAACGTTTCTATGAACTGTGTAAAGAGCGTGGCGAAACTCCGAATTCTGTTGCAAGAAAAATAGGTGGATCTTCAGGTAGCGTAACTGCGTGGAAAAAGGGCACCGTACCAAGGGGCGTAACACTCACTAAATTGGCGGATTATTTCAACGTTTCTGTTGACTATCTGATTTGTCAAACCGATGACCGCGCAAACTCGGAAGCGGCTGAAAATAAGAAAACGCCCGTCCTCACTGAAAAGGACGAGCGTGATATAGCTAAAAACCTCGAAGCGATTATGGCTGATTTGGAGCATACAGGCGATCTGATGTTCGACGGTAATCCTATGTCCGAAGAGGCTAGGGAAAGTATGCGCAATGCGATTGAACTCGGATTGAAAGCCGTCAAACTTCTGAATAAGGAAACCTACACACCCAAGAAATACAAATAGAAGGGATGCCTTATGAAACAAAAACGCACGGTTGAATCATTGGTGAAAAAATATAAAACCCGTGATCCATTCCTAATAGCGGAAGAATTAGGTTATGTTGTCATTCGATATCCCCTCCGGGGGATCCGAGGGTTTTACCAGAAAATAAATCGTAGACACGTTATTTATGTGAGTAGCGAGTTGCGCGATCAAGAAGCACGGTTCGTATGTGCACATGAGATAGCTCATGTGCTGTTACATCGAGGTCACAATCGCATATTCACAGATATCAATACTTATTTCGTAGTTGACAAACTTGAAATCGAAGCAAATCGTTTTGCAGTCGATTTGCTGTATGACGATGACGATTTGGAATTTTTCTTAAACCATCCCATTCAGTTGGCTGCAAACTATATGGGAATTAGCATTGAGCTTGCCGAATATCGGCTATCTTCGATTGTGCAAGCTCGCAGAAATGAAAAAAGTCCGTCCCAGGCTCCTACCCCTGAGACGGACAGTACAGAAAACCTCCACTGACTAACATAGGGGCTTACTGCGCTTATATGGTACCAGATTTGCCCCGGAAAGGCAAGGATAAAAATGGCAAAAAGGAAAAAAGAGCCAGATATCAAACTTCCCAAAATCACGATCTTACCGTCGGGAGCCGCTCATACTCGTGTGCTGATCGACGGTGAACGGATTTCTATTACTGCCGACAGTGAGGAAGCGTGTATTGCTGAATACCTCGCCCGAAAGCACAAAGTCCTAGAAGATAAGAAGAAAAAGAAAACAAAAAAGAAAACCCTGGAAGAAGCTGTCACAGAGTATATAGCAGCTCGAAAGGAGTTTCGTTCACCGGCTACCATATATGGGTACGAACGATATAAGAAGAACACTTTCCAGGGCATGATGCAAGCCAATGTCTACACCACTTCGGACGAGCAATGGCAAAAAGCCATCAAAGAGGAACGCCGACTGGGTCGATCTCCAAAATACATCGAAAACGCTTGGTCACTCATGGCGGCATCGATTGAGGAAGCAACAGATCATCGACCGGAAGTGAAACTCTATCAGGAGGAGAAGAACGAACGCCCGTTCCTCGACCACGAGCAGATCGATGTTTTTGTTAAAGCCATCAAAGGTCAGCCGCTGGAAATTCCGGCTCTGCTGTGTCTGTCCAGCCTCCGCCGGTCAGAGCTGATCGCACTGACATGGGATAAGGTGGATTTCAAGAAGAAGATTATCCATGTTCAGGGTGCCAGAGTCCGAGGTGAAAACGGACTGGTCAGTAAAAAGCAGAACAAGAACGACACCTCCCGCCGAACCATTCCCATCATCCCACCGCTGTTCGAAGCTCTGGAAAAGGTCGAGAATAAGACTGGCCCGGTAGCTACCATGACCGGTGATCTGACCTTGAACCGTGTGAACCGAATCTGTCGTGAAAATGGTCTACCGGAGGTAGGACTTCATGGCTTACGCCACAGCTTCGCATCACTGGCTTATCATCTGGAGATCCCTGAAAAAATTGCCATGCAGATCGGCGGGTGGAAAGACTCAGCCACTATGCACAATATCTACACCCATTTGGCAAAACAGGATATTGCTAAACGTGCCCAGGATTTTAGCGACTATTTCGACGAAGAGAAACGAAAAGCCAAAGATTCCAAAATTGGCAATGACGTTGGCAACAAAAAATAAATTCCATTAGAGTCGCAACGGTTTTGGCGATTTCATTGCGGGGTTCGAGTCCCATCTCTCGCACCAGATGAAAACCGTCTCGAATGTTTGTTCGGGACGGTTTTTGTTGTATTTATTCGAACTTTTTAAGCATACTCGGAAAATACGAAACAATTCGTTGCATATTATCTCGTTCAAATAAACGAGCATTCGTTCGTCTGAACGAGAATAAAATAGCATTTTTGGCAATGAAATTGGCAACGGAAAATCCCCTCCGGATGGAGGGGATCGTTTTATTTTAGCAATTTTCCTGAGCTTCGGGGATCCGGTATGCCGCTTTCGCGTTTTCACCATCAATGGGTTTGTTGAAAGCATCATTGAATTCCGCAACAGCAGCTTCGATCAGAACCATCATTTCGTCTGCATCGAAGGGGATACCCTTTTTGCGGAGCAGGGTTTCCGCAACCTCCAGAGCCTTTGCCAGCTTGTCTTTACCGTGCAGAGTTTTCCATGCCTGTTCTACGAACTGAACGACAGCGCGAGCGATGGAGATCTTCATATCGGTATCGATCCGATCATTCTGCTTGTCGATGTAGTTTTTGTAGATCTTCTTGGCTGCAAAGCCGAGACAACCGAAAATGATACACAGCAGCAGACCGATGAATTCTCTGCCATAACAGTAAACGAAGTATTCGAACATATTATGTATCCTCCTTATTTTCTGGCGAGCCAATGATTCAGCTCGTCCTTTGCATCTTGCATGGGTTTGATATTGTTGCCATCCAGGCCGTGATCCAGAAGTGCGATTTGAGCCAGAGCACTGATTCGGTTGTACTCTCGAATGGCTTCCAGTTCTCGCTTATCATTCTCCTGATGTCGTTCCAATTTCAAGATACGCTGTTCGTGATCCTGAATTTTTGCATCTTGAGCGACATTGGGTGCCTCAACGGCTTTTTTAGCTTTGGCGATCTTTTCGACCGCATTGCCGATTGTGTTGATGGCACCGGGCAGACCTACAACAATCAAGCCGACAATCATCAACACAGTTTCCTTGTTCATAGGATATCACCTCCCCATATCGTTGTTACGCTACGTCAACATGGACATAGGGTTCGCCAGGCTTAATGATATAGGCATAGCTTGTTCTGGGATCCGCCAGACAAAGTGCGAGCAGTTGTTCGCCAGACATACCTTCGATCATGAAATCAAGGGCTTTACCGAACCGATGCTTACTGTTCTTGACACCATTGGAATCGATATTGTGCTGATAGCATCTGATACCGCTGGATCGAATTCCGGGGGCACCGGCTTTTTCACGAATATCGTCAACCAGTTCGAGCAATGTACGATCAGGCAGAACGGGGAATCCATTACAATAGGGTTTGTGATATTCTCTACAACGACACGCGAACTCTTTCGGCTCCCAGTACCGAATCCCTTTGAATCGGGCCGCTAATTCAGCGGAGAGAGTTGTGCTGGCAGGATCGTCGTCGATAATGATTTCATCATCGTTTGTATCATTGACCGTGGGGTGCTCACCTGTGGAGATAACTTCGACAATTTTGGAATGAGTTCCATCACCATAAACACCGTCGACGGGGTTCATAGCGTAATCTCTTTGAAATGCCTCGGTTGCTCTACGGGTCTGATCGCCATAGATATCGTCGATATCTCCATACGGTAAGTAACCCAAGTAGGCTAATAGACATTGCTTTCTCCAAACTTCCATTTGGGAAATCCTCCGTGTATATACTTATGTGGTGCCCCGCCGAAGCGGGGCATTTTTTGGGTTAAGGTCTTGAACGAATTGGGTCAAGCGTTGGTCAGGATTATCTTCAGGATGTTGACTTACTTATTGGAGTAATTCTTGGCGGCAACACAAACTGCCATGAGAAGCATACCAGCCCAGAATGACAGGGGAATAATCCAGATTAAATGCAAAGGGCTCATGCAGTTACCTCCCCAGATAATTCAGCGCAGTAATCAGCCAGTTTACAATGATTTCCTCGTTTGCCTTAAAAACATCGGGAGCATAC